TATAAAAGCATCTTCAAGTTTTAACTCTGGTCTATCTTGCAACATTTGGGCAACTGGCAAACGATAATCATCGTCCATTAGTTCTGGATTGTCTGTTTTAAACTGTTCCAGTTGTATACGACGCTGCTTCATTTGTATTTCTTCTTGGGCAGGCTTCATCATTTCTTGAAGCATTTTAGCTGCTTGCCGTTTTATTTCAGCTTGCATCCCTTCCGTTGTATAAATGTCGTACTCTTCTTCCTTAGCCAGCTCTTCTTCTGCTCGTTTAAGGAAGGGGTTGTTGACAGCATTGTCTTGTTGTCGTTGCAGTTCCATTCGTTCTGCATCAAGTGCCTTTCGCATTTCAGCAAGTTCTTGTGTCTTACGAGTATATGATGAGCGTATATTAGCAACATGTTTTCTAACGTCCTCAGGAATGTGCTGCATCCATTCATGCAAGGGCTTCATACCTTTATGGTTTGCATCCTCAGTAAACTCATCAAAATCTTCTTCATCGATTCCCATTAGTTCTTCAATAGTCATCAACTCATCTTCACCATCATCAGCACTATTATCGACTTCAGGTGTATCTACAGTTTCTTCAGTTTCTGTTTCAGTTGTTTCAGGGGTTTCTACGTTTTCAACAGTCTCCGCACCGGAGGTAGTGTCATTCATTTTCATTTCCTTTTGTATGAGCCTTTTTTAGGCATGGTTTTTTTGCGTTTTGCTGCTTTGGCTTTTGCCATTTTTGATGTCTTGGCATCTTTTGCTTTTTTGGCTGCTGCTTTACCCTTAGCTGTATAAGGGAATTTTTTTCCGTTTACTTTTGGCATTACATTCTCTCCATAAAAAGTGCATCCACATCCTGTGGGGGCATGTCTTCAGTTGTTGTTTCATCGTCAATCATTTCTTCGCCCTCTTCTGAAGGCTGTGATTGTAGATACCTGTCGTATCTTTTATCTGTAGCAAGCTTATTTATTTTACCTGCCAACACCATTATGTTTGCATCGTCTGTTATGTTTTCAAAATCAAAACCAAACTCGTCGTCTACAATGCCCATTTCTACGGCACCATCGGTAGCCCCTTGAAACATAGCAAGAACACGCACTAAGTCTGTTGGAAAAACTGTTTCGTCACTATTAAACAATGGATAATCAGGTGTTTGTCCAAACTTAGGCAACAAACGATTACTGGCTTTAACAAGGTTGTTCAATGCCTTAGCACTGAATCTGCCTTTTGGTGCCATCTCTGCAAAGGCAACTTCTTCTTCTTGTTGCGCTCCACCCATTTCATTTTCAAGGTCCATCATCATTTCATTCACTTTTCCCCCATGTTTTATCAAGTTTACCACTAACTGCATCAGCAGCTGTAAATGCTTCCACCACGGCTTCTTCTTTTGTTTTACCACTTTTTAAAGCCTCCGTGTATGTTTCTATATTTTTATCTTGTTCAGACACTCGTCTTTTTTGTGTTTCAACTGCTGTGTCCCAACGGTCTTTGGGCAAATCTGCCTCGCACACAAATCCTTTACTTTCCATAATCTTTTGCTCTGTATGCTTATTGGCTACATGTTTACCCAATGCTTTACTGTAGAACCCATTCACACCATGCTTACCAGTTCCATCCCAACTACTGTGAGTGCCCGGTGCTCTAAGCACTCTATACAAATCACCCCCACACCCTTGTTCATACGTATCCGCACCGCACACTTGTGGGATGTTGTCATTCTCATAGTCACGAAAGAATATAAGTTCCTCGTGGACTTTGGAACACACTTGGCATTGGTAGGTATACATTGGCATGGTTATCTCTGTCGATTAAGCATTTGAGTTAGTTGTTCGGAAGGTAGTTCTCCTTGTGCTCCTATATCACCTGCTGTGGTTTGCATTTCTTGTGGTGCAGGACCACCCATTCCGCCTTGTGGTGCTTCAGGAGCTTGTGGTGGAGGTGGAGGTTCTTCATTAAAAGATTCTGGCAAATCATAAAGTCGTACTAACTCTTCTTTAATTTTACCGCCCGGCACACCTAGCTGTGTCAGCACAGGAAGCAGTTGCACCAGATTATTTCTTTTTAAGGCTTCTGACAATGGCGTGCTTGACTGGTCAAGAGACACTATTTTAAATTTAGCATCTAAGTCTTGTACAGTAATGACCTTTGGCAACCCTTCTACCTCAATCACAGCTTGTTCCTTTTCTTCTGCTAACAAGGATACAATCCGCAAATATGTAAGTGCAATCAGTTCAACCGCATTGTCACGCTCTCTAGCAAGCTTACCAATTTCCGATGCACTGTACTGAGCAAGGGCAGTCACCTCAGTAGCCGTAGCTTTAGTCGCTTCCCCTCGACTAAACGGTGCCAAGATGCTGCCGCGATTTATATCTTGCTCAATATAGCCTAGATACCTATCAAAGTTACCTGATAATGGCTCTACACCAACAGCACGAATAATACCATCTAACACAGGTTCGTCAACTGCAATCATTGCCCCGTCAACACCTGCCGTAATCTTTGCCAAGGCTTCTTCATCCAACGAGCCTTCCTTGTACAAATACTGTCTTGAATCTCTACGTACGGAGTTCGCCCAATACGTACGTAGTATGTTCTTTTCATAAAACTGGTCGTATACCCTCGATACTGCCGACAATCCACACATTGGCTTTTCTGGTTTACGTGCGTAGTACAATGGACACAACGGACTCATTGGTTTATCGTCATACGTACGTACGGGTATTTCACTCTTTTCTAATAGCTCACCACCATCACGGTAGTTTGGACTCCAAAAATACAACTTGTCATATGCTAGGTCATAGAACTCTACAATCTGCACATACAAATAGTCATCTGGCAAATCTTCACTTACGCCCGTGTACTTTTCTTGTGGTGTAAAATAATCCACCTTTGGTATTGGCGTAAACTTCTTAGCACCAAACCGCTGACGCACTTCAGGCATTGGCAAGTAATATACGTGTGCCATAAACCTTTGCTCATCCCATGCACAAGCATCCATATCAACAATCACTTCCCAACAAGGAATAGCACGAATAGAGACTTTTTCAAGCATATCCGTACTATCAGTTGGGGAAAGTTTGAGGAATGAGGAGGGATATATGAGGGCAAGGCGTGAAGCTATTTCTAACTGTTCTCTCTTATCAAATAAAAACCGATTGACAACTGCTTGTGCCATTTTAGCATTGCCTTCTATGATTGATGCATCCTTTGCCACAACCACAGCAGGATTGCGAGAAAACAAGCTAGCAATAAAACCTTCAACGTAACTGAAGCAGTCGGATGTTTCCACTCGGACCATTGTATCGTCCATGTATTCAGATTGCCAAAAACGATTCTCGTAGACATCCCTGTACCTCTTCATTTCAGCTCGTTGGTCATCCCAGAAATGATTGTGTTCATCTAAGACTGTTCGTATTAAAGCTACTGTTTCTCTATTGGTTCTCATCGTTATTCTCCGTAACAACACCCCTAATATACACCACAACACTACCATCTGCATTCATTACTTCAACTTCCTTATACAAGCTTGTGTATTGTTTTACCAATCTTACTGGCACATGCAATGTAAACGATGCATCGTCTATATAGTACGTTAACGTCACCATATCAACAGATGTAGCCCCATGACAATCGCAAGGGTCACAGCAACAAACAGGACAAGTCGTTAAATCTTTACCACTCACTTAGCACCACCACCACTTCTATTCATTATGATTTGGCACGACTGATACGACGGCATTGTCTCTATAGCACTAAAAAAAACGTTTTTTAATTTTTGGTTGGTCTTTAATGCTATGAATGCACTAAAAACTATCAATCCATCAAACGTTGGTCCATTGCGTCCCTTTCTCCATTGGTACATTGTGTAGTATGACATGCCTGATTCTTTCTCTATCTCCAACATCGACAATCCAGTTTTCTCTATCTGATTTATAACCCACTTGGAAAACTCAGTTGTACTGTCTTCTGAACTTAATCGCTTGCCACCTGTCACTAATACCTCCTATGCAAATGTGGACTCACACCACTTGTACGCAATGACTTATCTGCTTTTTGACTTATAATCCATTCTGGTAAATATGCACTCTGTTTTATCTTCACACTGTTTAAACACCAATACGCTAATGCCATTGCCATTGCACTATCACAGTGACTTTCTACTTCCTCACCAAACTTCAATATGCCTTTCTCATCTACTGTAATACTCCTAAGTTCCGTCATCGTTACATTGTCTATTAGTCGTATTGCTCCTGTCTGTACACCCTTCTTCAAGTTCTCAAACAACAATGGTTTACTCCTACTTGTTGTAAGAAAGTCTTTACCTGTATGTGCATCCTTCCATAGCTTGTAGAAACCTTGGTGTATTAACTCTTGTATTGTTGCTAATCCATAGTTGTTACTCTCTACTAAGGTCAATGCATTGTTATATGTAACTGACATATCGTATATATAATCTGCTAGCTGTATAGGACTTACTGTATTCGACCTGTAGATACACACTGGTTGTAATGTCATCCTACTTACACAGAACACTACAGCATAGTCTCTACCTACACCACCACTAACATCTACTCCAATAGCATACGTGTCATCTGGATTAGGCTCTTCAAATGTTACCCACTCTGTAGGATTAACAGTCACTACGTCAACATGCTCAAAGTCATCGTATGTAAAGTATGTATTACCACTAATACGATATGCTTCGTCTAGTGTCATTGGATACTCACGTACAAACTTCTCCCAACCTAGCTTACTAATCTTCTCCCTTCTCCATGCAAACTGACCTAGTGTTAACCCATACTCCTCCTGTAACCTTAGCTCTTCATCTGTTAACTGTACTGGTATGTCATCCATACTATACTCAGCATGCTTAAACCAAGGAAAGAACAAGTAGTTCCAATCAGCTTCTCCTATTTGATGCTTGTGTACTTCCTTCCATAATGCATCGTTGTAATAGTTAGCTGTACTCTCTATGACTAGTTGTCCATCGTTCAATGCTGAGATTGCAGTAGCTTTTAACTCTTCAGGATTCTCTGCAAATGCATACTCTGAAATGTGTAGCATACTACAAGTCTGACTACGTAAACCACCAGCTTGTGTTGCAGCAGCAGCAATAACACGCCCACCACCCATGAACGCTATCTCGGTTGTATTGTCTACCTCCAATGGACGCTTTAATGTCTCTGGTAGGTACTGATAGAAACGCTTGTGTATATGCAATAGGTGTTTACTAGAAGCAATCTTGTACGACAATATAATCAATGTAAGTGGTGTAGTAGCTGTGTAAGCCTTCCAAAACATGTAAGCACATACAACCGTACTAGACCCAATCTGCCTAGGCTTAAGCACCAATGTGTCACGACCCTCCTCTAAGGCATTGATTATCTCAACCTGCTCAGCATTCAACGTCAATGGTACAACCCGCCCACTCTTGTTGACTATTCGTAACCTCTGTATAAACTCGAATGGATTGCTGAACACCCTTGCTAGTTCAGTGTGCATACCTGTCATAAATCCCTCACAATACAGTTAGCCGCCTCCATTGTAGTGTACAACGTAACCATACATGTTGCAAGGGCAGCAAATGAAACGCTACTCGCATTACATTTCCAACCACACCGTAACATCGCCCACCATCCAACACCCTCTATGCTGCATATCGCAAGCCGCAACACTGTGTGTCACGTTTGCAAATGCGCATAGGTACAATGTTAGTTTGGTAGTGCCATGCTGCAAATGCACAATGCATGTCGCAAGGTCCAGCATTACATGCTGCACTCGCACATGCCCTGTTCGCATTAGCGCATTCTGTTAGCCCGCACCCGCTACATGCTGCTTCTGCATCACAAGTGCTGCATAAACGCATTCCGCTCTGCTCAGTTGCTGCATCAACAGCACGGTTGTGCTGCATATGCGCAAGTTACCTGTTGGTTTTGTTAGTTCGGTCATGCCGCTGTTGCGTCACTCTGCGGTGCTAGTCAACCATGCTTGGACTGCACTCGTATCCAACTGGTCTGGACTAGATAACTTATTGCTTACCTCTCGTTGGTGAAGTAAAGCCACAAACTTACTCAAGTCCGCTCCGCTAAATGTAGTCACCCTTCCCTCGTGTTTTATCTCATGCTGGGCAAGTTGTATCAGTGCCCATAGCAAGCCAGTTATAGACTCTTCCTTAATGCACTTTGCTATCTGGTTATGTGGCTTCAAAAGGTTCTTGGATTTACTACCTTTCGGCCTCCCGCCAGTACGTTTGTTTCGTTGGTCATTTTGCATATTTGGTACCTTTCTTTTAGTGTTGTTGTTGCTGATTAAAGTATTTTATCACACCTTTATCCCATTCACCAAACTTGTACCGTTACATTTCACACAGCATACCGCACCATGGTTTACGTACTGCACTCCACCCGTATGGCACTGCCACGTGGATTTGCGCTCTATAA